AATGCCATGATATTTCCTTAATTAGTCAGCCCAAACCCAGCGAACCGAGAATTGACCATTTAGTTTATGAACGCTTCGCCCGTAAATAGTAAAGCCAGTACCAGCAGTAGGCGTACTGCAAGTAAAACCAGCAAGAGTGTCAACGTACCTGTGATCGCCTGCCGTATGGTTAGTCGTTGTATCGTCACCCATAATAAACGCCTCCACCTTGCTAGTCGCACTGATACCCGTCTGACCAGTGACAACAACACTAGCTTCATTAAGCCCAGGATGTGAGCCAAAATCAATTGTTGATGTACCTTGACCAGTTGCCATTATGCGATTCGGAGCAAGCCAGTTGTAGCATCGTTCGTTGGCATGGTCAGCGAGAAGTTACCAGCCGTTACGGTTTGCGAGCCGAACGTGTAAGCAGCTACCGCTTTGTTGGATTGAGTAGAGTTATACAACAATACACAATCAAATGCCGTAGCGGTAAGACCAGTCCACGAGAATGATGCGCTTGGCGTACTAAATGCCGTTGTACCCGTGCTAGACGGTGCAACCCATGTGAATGTAACCCCGCCTGCCGTGTAGCCTGCTCCCGATACTTCGTTGGTAGCAGAATAAGCCGTTGTTGATGCGTTTACCGTTGCCGCAGCAAGGTATAGCGCAGCTTTGAATGTGTCTGCGGTTGTAGCACCGCGAACTACCGTTGTGCTAAACGCATGAATGCCGTTTAACTGCTCAATTTTAAATGATGTTGCCACAGCCTGTGTATTAGCCATTGAAAGTTCCCCCTGTTAATTCAAGTTTAGTGCCGACTGGCAAAACAAAAGCGTGAGCACTACGTTTGACGATTTCCTCGCCCAATCGATGCTCCTCCCAAAATACTACCCCGTTTGGTTGCCAATCGAAGCCGTTTTTGTACGTTAAATCATCTACTGGCAAATTGCCTTTTGTTGTGTGAATGAGTGCTTTTTCCATTTATTCTCCGATTACTTCTATCATTGATTCTGCTTTTCCGTCCTTGCCACGCACTAATTTACGTGTACGAGGCGCTGCCATTACCTTAGCCAATTCACCGATTTGCCCTAGCATTTCGCCGTGCATATCAGCCATTACCTTTAGCGGGTCAACTTTGTCAGTCTCCACCACCTCGGGCGTTTCTTTCTGTTCTAGCGACATTTCAGCCACACGAATCTTAGTTTGGCTGTCAACTTCTAACTTAGCCGATGTGCGCCCATCTTCACCTTGTTGCTTCATTTGTTCCATTTGGAACTCGTGCGCCCGTGCTTGTTCTGCCATGCGCTCTTCATGGGCTTGACGTGCTGCCTCTAGCTCTTTTTCCTGTTCTATCTTGGCAAACGCTAATTCACTAGCTGCTTGGGCTTTCATTTGTTCCATTTGAGCCTTAGCCGCTTCTGACTGTTGCGCTATTTGCATCTTGGTTTGTTCTAACTGCATACGACCTTGTTCAATCATCATTTGCGGGTCTGGCTGTTGCTGTTGTGGCTTAGGCTGTGATAGCTGTTTGACGGCGTTCTCGATAGCGCCTTCCATCTGGTCACCCGCTTTGAATGAGCGGACACCAAATAGGAGTAGTTCACCAAGTAACGGCGTTAGTTCAGGCGGGGCTTGAATGGCTTTCTCTAAGAATCCAGCCGTAGCCGTGAGAAACTCTAATCTATCTTGCTTCTCTTGCTGTTCGTCCAATGTAATCATTGAATCGGTTTCAACTTCGATACGGTAAGCGCGTAATGTGTTGTCTTTTAGTAGTTGAAGTGCTTGTGGTAGATATTGCGCGTCATCCGTGCCTTGCATGCCTGACATATCTACCAATGTATCAGACGAATAGAACTGCGCCATGACCTGCGCCTTCATGCGTAATAGGTCACTTGCGAACCTAGCTACATCGGACTGCATATCCTTTAATCTCAAACTAGCATATTGGCTCTTGATGTTTTGCGCTGTTGCCGTCTCACTTGCTACGCTTGCACCACGAAGAATGTCGGAGATGCCCGTTACCTCGTAAATGACTTGTTTGACTTGTTCCCGTGCTGTGTATAGTTGATTGAGCGCATTGACAACCATCTCCACTGGCATGAAGTCAACCGCGCCCTTTAACCCACCTTTTTCGCTAAACATTGCCCATGTATCCACTGGGATTAGCTGGTTATCGAAGCCTTCTTGCATCATACGAGATATGCCAGTTTGGCTAGCGTCATAGACACCAACGACTTTAACGGCCTCTACCAACTTAGCGATACGTCCAGTAATGTCGTCTAGTTCATTCGCTTGGTCTTGATATAGCGTGTAATCAGGAACTGGAATAAGTGTGTCGCTTGTCATTGTGCTAAACAATGGCTTAGGACATGGGAAGAAGCCTTCTAGCGTCAATGGGTCAGGTTTCTGGTCTAAGATATTCTCGTAGCCAATAGCAACCCACAAAGCGGTTTTGGTTGACTTGTCCCATATCTCCCACACAACTGCTTTTTTCATAGCGTCAGTGTTAGCGCCGTTATCCTTCATTTTCTCTAAGCCGATAGGCTCGTGACTTAGCGGGACTTGCTTGAAATCATCCCCAAATCTCTCGACACCCTCATCACGCGATAGATAAACGCGCCGCGCGACCCAAGTAACCTCATCCCAAGTGCGAGCAGGACTATGCCTAAAATCTTTCCAGAAAACGTAATCAGTAGGGCAAAGCTCGTTGCTTTCCGTTGAATCAGTGACTTCCAGTGGTTCTTGTTCATTATCGGTCTCGTCCTTACCCGCGTCAGATTGAAAGCGAATCCATGCCGTACCACGACCAGTGAGCATACGGTCTAGGACTGAGTGTTTTAATGCTTCGTCGTAGTCGCTATATTGATCAATCTCGTATTGCAGCGCTCTTTGTAACAAAGTAGAAGCACATCGAGCCACGGGGTCGCTATCTTTGTTTCTACGTTGGCAATAGGCTTTTGGTTTCTTTGAATAGACAGCAGGGACTAACGTGCGGACATTTGACCATAGAATGTTGTACTTCTTGCCATTAGACATCTCGCTTCGTTCGTCACGATAGCGTTTAACAATCTTTTCAGCGCGTCTTTCCCAAGACTCTTGTTCTTTCTTGGCATACTCCAGATTGTCTAACCAGCTTTTTGATGTTTCCATTATATGCGTGTATCTCGTTTAGGTGTTAATGCCCACATTTCATTCATTGTAAGTGAAGTCATGCCGTTATCTGTCCCTCGAAACGCAAACTTTGGCTCAGGTCGCCGAGCTTCTGGTGATGCCTCTCTAAATGCAATTGCCATGTATCTAGCTGCATCCGCTGCGTGACTTGTCCAGTCATGTAGCGGTTTGTCTCTAAATACTTTTTTTTCGTCGTCGTATTCTCGTCTATACAGTTTTAACGCTTCTACACCGTCAAAACACTTTTGTCTATCAAAATAAGCCTTTGGAAGCATCATACGCAAAGCATTGATACCATCCTGCAAACTCAATTCTGGCACGATTCTACTTGAATAACCCAATGCCATGAACTGCTCTTGACTTGACTTTCCACCGCTTGCAAAGGTTTTTGCCCTCGCATCATGTGGAAGCCATAGAAAAGGTTTATTCCCTAACTTCGCGTAATTGTAGCCCTTTTCGTTTAGCACGTCAACATAGTGAGGTACACCGTGTCCGTTGTTAGCGTAGAAGTCAATCACATGAACCTCGCCGCCTGCCATCTGCCAGAACCAAATAGCCGTGTCGTCGCTATATCCTATATCCCATGCCGTAAACACTGGTAGTTTAGGGTCATACCCTACATCGCGGACAGAATCCTCTTTAAAGTCATTAGCATAGTACGCCCCTGCGATAGCAGCTTCAAATGAGCACTCAAACTCTTGGGCGTATTGATCATCCGTCATGCCTTTGGCTGCGTCTTTCAACTCGTCTGCTTCAATCAATCCGCTATTTGACGCTTTGAGCATCATCTTAAACCATGCATCGTCTGCTTGTGCGTCCTGCCAGCATTGATAGAACTCATTATGTCCTTTAGGTGTACCGATAAACACAGCCCAACCTTTACGGTCTGCCAACATAGGGCGTATCACCTCGCCCCATACGCTTGAGCGCATATCTGCAAACTCATCAAG